ATCAGGCCACGTCGTTACGTTGCTGAACGCTGGTTGAGCGCTTCGAAACGCCGCTATTAATTCTGGTGTTATTGGTTCGCTCATGTTAAATCTCCGTTCGGTACGTCGAGTTCACCTTCAAACCCTTCGATGCGTGCCGCTATTACTTGGTTTTGAGTGTCCTTACTCCAAAATTTAAGCAAATAAGAACTATTAGGGGCAAGTATATAATTCTCACCATATACAGCATTATTCGCGCCTTTAGACTGTTGCGAGTTCGGACCGAGTGCATAAATTGTTGCTGCAAACTGATCACCTTCACTAGTCAATGTAAAACCTGTCAATAGTTCAAGTTCGAACACATGTGGCGTTACTGCATTGCCGTTGTATATCGGATCGGGAGTACCACCGGTGTAAACTGGATTCTCAAAAATATCAGCGTTTAAACCAAAACCACTAAATGCAAATTGTCGTTGTTTTAAATCGACAGGTAACGAGCCGGTTTTGATAATTGAGTAATACACGCCCGCTGAGTTAATTGCACCAGTACTAGGTACAGCGACTAAAATTTCTCGTGACGCTGACCATTGCAAACCGCGCTTGCGATTCATCTCGCTGTATGACTGCATACAAAAAGCACGCAATCCATTAATAACCCTTAGTATCATACTATCGGTATTATTAATCTGCCAAAATTTAATATTCATTACATCACCTCTTATAAAAACGGCCGCAATTAAGCAGCCGTTAGGATTGTATTGTTACGAGCGACTACTCGTCGTGTGCTTCGAGTTTGGCAGCTAATGATTTAACTGTGTCACGCGAACCGACTTCAATGTCTTGAGCTTCACATAACGCGATTAAATCCGCTTTACTCATTAACTCATAAGCTGACACCGCTTCAACCGTTGCGCTTGCGTCGTCTTCACATTCGACACGTAACGAACCGTCAGCGATTAGTGATTGAACGAATGCGTTATCGCACAAATCGTTAGGCACTTCAACCGATGGGTTGTCACCAGGTTTAATTTGGTAAGTCACCACTCGTGCGCCGTTTTCGAACGCGCCATTAATCGTGATTAGTCGTGCAACTGTATTTTTTAATAACATGGTAAATAGCCCTCAGCCCGAGATTAGTAATAAGTCGCTTCGGTGTGGCGGGCCTTCCACATTGCCCCGAAGCAACTTAAAGTTTTACTAGTTTACAGTGAATCTCTGTAAGCACCAGAGAATACGTAACGCCATTCTACGCCGCTAACTTTGTATTCCGCAGGTACTAAGATATTCAGTCCTTTCATCTGTGGAGCAAGTGCGCGCCAAGGGATAGGGTTAACCATGCCTAGGTTATCGTCGTTTAGCTCGTAAGCTAACATACGGTCCTTACCACCCACACCAGCACCTTTAAGTTGCAAACGTGGGAACACGCGTAACTGTTGACCGGTTGTAGTAGTGTACAAGTTATTAAGCATGAAGAACTGCATGATAGTTGTGTCAGTACCTGTATCCATACGACGTGACGTTAAGATTGCGTAACGAGACGAATCAAGTGCTAATGCGTTTGGAATGTGCGTGTTAGCTGAATCAATCCACACTTTGATTAACAACGAGTTCATGTCGTCGATAATTTCTTGACCTGTGGCAGTAGCCCAGTCAACAGTAGAGTTGTCTAACGCTAAGTTAGGATTGTTAAACAAACCTGTCATGCCGCGAGAAGCGTCGCCAAAGTAAGCTACACGCTGAGTATGTTCTTGTGAACCACGGAATGCAGCGCGACCCTTAGTGGCGTCAACTGGAATACGTAACTGTTGAGTTTTACGTAATTCGTCTAACGAGTAATCGAACGCGTTACCAGCGTAACCAATCGGAACAGACGTCTTGTTAGCTGATAGCGCTACAGTCGGAAGGTCGTCGGCACTTGAACCAATAAACTTACCAAGCGTTACAGCGTCGTAAGAAATATAATCCCACGAATCGGCCCACTCGGGAACGTTAGTGTTGATCGGCACCATTTCAGCGAAATTGATGTTGGTATATTTTGCTTCGTAAATCTTAGCTTCTAAGTTAGCGAGCTGAGAAATATAGAAGCCCATACCGTCGTCCATAGTAGGTAGATTGTCACGGAACGATACAGTGTGACCAACCGTTAAACCCAACTGTGGATATTCTGCGTCCAATACGACGCTAATAAGATTCTTTTGCATGTTAGCCACCTAATCCTAGTGAAATTTTAACCAGTGAGTCAGCAGCGCCGCCACTTGTGAATTTAGCGTTAGGTACTAGAACACCTAGAGTTACGCCAGTACCAACGACACCTGAGAAGTCACCGTTGCCAGTTGCGCCCACACGTAGATAAACCGGTGCGTCTTTCGCCACGGTATCTAACGTCTTGACCCAAATTTCACCGTGGGTTACAACAGTCATGTCGTACTTAGCTGTTGCGCCCGATTCAGTAGATGTACGCGCGCGGTTTAATTCGTACTTAACAACACCGATAAATTGAGCGGCCGTTGAACCACTTAACGGTAACTTACCGCCGTCTTCACCGTCAGTTACAACACCCTTACCGAATGCGATACCAACAGTACCTTTGTTTAATTTCGATACGGCGTTACATAACTGCAAGCTTGAAACTTGACCAGCATACGAGACACCATGATCGATTTTATTGCCACCTAATACTGACATGTTATTTCCCCTTCCAAGCGTTAGCCTGACTTTCTTTGTGAGCGTCGTATGCTGATTTACGTGCGACTACTGGAACCACTGCGTTAGCAGCGTCTTTCGAAAACTGTGCGAGTTGATCAACTGACTGAGCGGGTTCAGCATCGGCAAGTTCTAACGCTGCGTCGAATGCAACTTGAACATACGTTTCGGACTTGGTAGCCCAATCAGTAGTTGGACGTTTAGCGGTTAACGCTGCGCGTTGAATGTCCAATGTGTTCACACTGTCACAAGTGAACTCGTCACCAACAACTTTACGTGCACTTGCTTGCATCGCTGCGATAGCTTGAACGCGTTCGCTGATAGCTGCGTCGTTAGACTTCGCTTTTTCCGCTTCGAGTTCTTCTTGTTTCATGTCTTTTTCGGCTTCGGCTTTATCGGCTTTGGCTTCTGCGTCTGTTACGCGTTGGGTCAAACGTTCAATTGAGTCAGTTACGAGTGCGGCGACCGCTTCGTCTGCAACATCAATCGAGCGACCCGAATCAAGTGTTACCTTAATCATGGGTGTTACTCCTTGGTTGTCGTATAAGCGAGCCTGTGCACCAGCTCTCGCCCGGTCGCAGATCGCGATGTGGTTTATCTTTATGTCACGTTGTACGAACTCGTATTTCTGACCGTCTTCGGTCTCGCCTGTTATATTATCATATATTGCGGTGTAACCCGCTGATAATTGTACTTTGCCCGATTCAACCGCTGATATGGCATCTTTTGATTTAATGATTAGATTAGCTAGAACGAAATCACCGTCTTGCGTAGCCGGCCCATGCACTACGCCAACGCTAGTTTTATTGTAGTTGTTAGCGTTCACCATTTCAGAAGGATGTTCTAAAGTCACGTCACTCGCTTCGTATGATGCTAGCGAGTCAATATTGAATACTTCGTCGAAAGGTCGATATACATTAATTATTTCGTTTGGCTTACGGTCATTTAGACCTAATTCGGACGCTAGATATTGTTGTATACCACTACGCGCAACACGACCAGGAACTATAAGGAAGCCCTCGTCGGTGTATGTCCGTTTGGTAATGCCGTAACTAACACGGTCATTAACTGTAACTCGTAGCATGTTTAACAGCTCTCAATAGCTTAGATATACACCATTATATGTGATTGGTGTTATTTTTACAAACATATTAATTTATCACGTTTATCTAGATTATCTTGTTTCCACAGGGGTTGTAAATTAGTAAGGGCATTTATTATAGATGGGTCATTTACATCGTTCTTGAACCACCACGAAACAGGTATTATATGATCAATGTGCCATTCGCCGTAATTTCCCCACTCCATACCATCTACGAATAACGATTCTAAGTGTGACATCAACTCATCCCTGTCATAACCTAATATCTCGTAACTCCCTCCGTTCTTGGTTGTCTTAGCTTTTCTTAATACACGTTTTAACATGTTACGACACGCAACTGACGCCTTGTATTCCGGACATTTAGCATAGCGTTCGCGTTGTCTAATCACGTTTAGTTTTGAGAAGTGAGTTTTATTATCTCTATGATATTTAGATTTAGTTTTCTGACGGTCAGGTGTAGCCGCCATTTCAATTGCACACTGGTGGCACATTCCGTTAGCGGTTATTCGTTCGCTTGCGTGACCTCGCTTACAAATCAAACCTTCAAAATAACGAGGAAACCCAAACGTCAACGCTTCGACTTTAGATATATACTTAACACCTGCTCGAATTTTGTTAGTTCGTTTATCGATTTCACGTTGGATTATACGATAGTGATCATTGATTCGCTTATTTAAGTTTTTACGCTCTTTATGTTCTGATGTCGATCTACGTTCAGATTCTTTTAACTTACGAGTCGGACATTTTCGTTGTTCACGCATGACTATGTTTTTACATTCGACACAATATGATTTTGCTGTTATACGTTCAGCAATGTGACCACGCTTGCACGGTTCACCAGTGAAGTATCGTTTAAGGTTTTGCGCTTTAGCATCCGCGCGAGAAATGATTTGCATAATACCACCGTAGAGTAGTTGCGTAGAATTGAGGATGTGTGGCAATCGGTTCTACGTACCGACGTTCCCCCGCTAAAGGTAGCCACTCGGGCGCTAGTATAACGTAATGCACAAAGGTGTTGCAAACTATTAATTTGTGGTATATATTGACGTAATTGTCAACAACGAAGCGAGAACGATATGAATGAAGTAGATTGGAGTAAAGCGCCCGATGGTGCGATGCGTCACAATGAGAAAATAGGTTACAACTGGTTACGTAAAGTTAATGGGTGTATTGATTATTACATTGGCGACACATGGGTACAGTATGGCGTCGAACAGGCAGGTAAAAAACATTGGCGTGATGCAACGCCTCGACCTGAACCAGCAACACCAACCGACATCGATACGACCATCACACAACGTGGCGAGTTAAACGACGGTGATAAATACGAACGGACGTTAGTCGCGTTGTGTGGTACACATGTCAAAACTGACGTGTATCGTGTACTCGACGCATTTAAGACTGGCGACCCGACACTTGACCATCTAATTAAAAAGGCGTTATGTGCCGGTCTACGTGGTCACAAGAATAAATTAATAGACTATCAAAATATTGTCGAAAGTGCACAAAAAGCATTGACGTTATTGGAGCAAAAAAACAATGGTAAATAAACGTTACTACATAGCGGGACCGATGACAGGTTACGATAATTTCAACCGCGACGCATTCAACGACATGTCAACAAGCTTGGTGTCTCAAGGTCACACAGTTTTAAACCCGGCTACGTTACCTGACGGTTTAACTCAAGCTCAATATATGGACATATGCCTCGCCATGTTACGATGTGCGACGCACGTTAAAATGCTGAAAGGTTGGGAACGTTCGGAAGGTGCCCGAATCGAACAGGCGTTGGCAATTAAAAGTGATCTCATGGTGGAGTATGAACGATGAAAACATGGTACGAAAAGAAGCGCGACGAAATGTTCAACGCGTATCAAGCTGTATTAGACGACGAGACACTGACGGCCGATGCACGCGCCGAACAGTCCGAACATTACATGAACGAGTACGAAAATTACGTTAGATTATGCGGGGGTT